CGTTTTGGAATAGCAAAAGCAGCAATTGCTACCATTAAACCTTCAATTAAATACTTAATAATTCGCTTAATCAATTCGGTAACATCAAACATACCCGTCATTATATAAAATAAAAAGAAAAAAATAATAATTTATTAAATAATAATTTATTAAATAATAACTTAAAACGAATTTTTTAAATATATTTATCAATGGGCAAAAATAAACCTCCTAAAAAGACCTTTAAAACGGGTTTTGAAAGAAAAAACAATCCTGATGGAACTCCTAATCCTAAATATGTTGATGTATTAGATGTTGATAAACCTATATCAGGGCAAGCATACGTTTGTTTATCATTTATATCACCAGAAAAAATATTAAAACAAAAAGAAATGTTTTATTTTGAAGAATTCCTAAAGCAATGGGAAATGAATAAATCTATGGAAAAGTTTCACCAATTTCTAAATTTTGTTTCATTCAAATACAAATTACAATTTGAAGAAGTTACAAAAGATCTTGAACAATTTGTTAAGGAAGAACGAGAACTTATTGTTAGTTCATCTGTTGAAGATGATTATAAAACTTTTTTAGATAGAGAAGAAGAAAATCTTGAAAAAAGATTTAATACTAAACATAATTTTCAAACATCTGTTCGATCAGTTAAATGTAAAGGAGTATGGCCATCATATGAAGAAGCTGAGTTAAGAGGTCAATTAGCAAGAGATGCCGATCCTAATTTTGATGTGTTAGTTGGAGAAGTTGGTAGATGGCTTTATTGGGATCCTGATGCTTATAAAACTGGCAATGTTCAACATATGGAAGAAGAGCTTAATCAATTAGTTCATGAAAAACTCAAAAATCAATCCATTGCTAAAGAAGCATTTGAACAACGAGTTAAAGAAACTAAATTAAAAGCAATTGAAGATAACAAAAAGAACGCCGAAAAACATGGAACTTTTGTTACACAAGATGTTGATGGTGAAGGCAATTTAATTGATGCGTCAAAAGAACGTTCTGATTCTATTTCTGTTGCGGATATTAGAAATGAACTATTTGATGGAGATAATGTAGTTGTTGGTAAAACAGATTATGGGCAATCTCAATTAAAATCTGGCCCTTTTGTTAAAAAAAATTAAGTATAATATAATTTTATCAATTACATTATATATGGGAAAATATAGTATTTTAGCAACTATCTCACTAATGATCAATGTTGTATCCTTTTTTTCACTTTTAAAAACTATCCACATTACAAATGATACCAGTAGTTTTAATTGGAGTTATTTATCTGGCAATATTATAGCTCAAGTATTATTAATTATTTATGGAGTTATAAATAAATCACCAGAAATTTATGGTCCAACTTTTTTATTATTTGTTGGATTACTTTATATTGTTTATAATAAATTAACATACAGATATTATGAAAATATTATATTCAACGTTTAAAAATAAGTATTTTATGTTATTAATAATTACATAAAATATTTTATAAAGTTCTATAATAATAATTATTATATATAATTTTATTTTTTATACTTCTAGACATTTTAGCAGCTGAAACATTTTCAAATTCGGCTGCTTTTGCTATTGTTTCCCAAGCATTTAAAACTTGACCACTACTAACTTCTATTTTTTCAACTTTTTTACCAGTAGATGAAGTTATTCTATGATTATATTCGTCTATTTTTAATGAAATTCCATAATATCCTTCATTTGAACCTTTATCTGTCCAAACAGTAGCCTTTACAACATATTCACAGGAATTTAAATAATCTTTTATAATTGTCATATCACGTGTATCTATTTCTTTATTTAGATTTTGTTTCCATCTTTGAAATTCTGATAATAATGTAGAATTTAATATTTTTCCAGACGGTGAAAAATTACAAACCTGAAATATAAATGTTTCAAGATCATTATTAATAAATTGTTTTTTATAATCTATTTGTTTAAGTTTTACACCAATATATCCATATACTACTTGATTTTTGTTTTGAGTTGACAATCGTGCTGATTTAAAACGAATATCTAGATAATTTTTAAACGCATGAAATGTTTCTTTTGTTGGTTTTACATTATTCCAAATTCTATACGCACCTTCCATATTAGTTGATGTTTCTTCTACGTCTATACTAACAATACACATTTTATCAACAAATTTATTAAATTTGTTAGTTTGTTCATCATCTGTTAATAATGGATGTTGTTGTATTATATTGTGTTCCGATTCCAATAAATTTATTTTTCTATTTTTTTCTAATAATTCATCTTTTAGATTATGTATTTCTAAATTTTGTTTTGTTATTATATCATTATGGTCTTTAATTGCGTTTTTTAATTCTTCATTGTCTTTTAATAATTCTTCATTTTGTTTTAACAATTTGTTAAAATTATCAATGCTATATGTTTTTGAATGTATAATATCTTTAATGTATTTAGATAAATTAGATATCGTAAATGTTGTATCATTATATGCTATAATTTCTGTTTTATTTTTTCCGTTAATTTCTAATGTTCTTATTTGTTTTTTTATTTTTATATGTGTTTTTATTAAATTTTCAATTTCTACTTTATTTTGAACTCTAAATGCTTCTATTAAAATAAAGTTATTATATTTTTTACGATGGTCTAAAATTCTGGTAGCTAAGTCATTTGTATGTCCAAATTTAATTAATTTTTCATTTGTCTCAGTTGTATTTTCAATTGTTCCAAAATAAATACATTCAGTATTTAATGGAAATTGAACTATTATTGCTTGTTCAACTGCTTTTTGTTTTTCTATCATTGAACTTTGCAATAATTTTTCTTGAATTTCTATAATATTATTTTTTTCTGATAATTGTAATCGTAATTCATCAGTTTCTTCTTCAACTATTTGTTGTAAAATTTCTTCCAATTTTATATAATATTCATGAATATTTGATGCCTTTTTTGTTTGTGCTTTTAAACACAATAACTTAAAACATTTAATAGTTAAAAATACTTTTTTAATATTTTGTCCTCCATTTTGTTTTACAATATTAGTCTCTTCAATAACCGCTTTCTCTGCAGAGAAAGCAGTTTTATAATCAACATTTAGTATAAAATATTTTTCTAAACATTCTTTTGCTCTAATTTTTTGACTGAATCCAAGCCATTTCCATATATTATCCAAATCTATAACAAAATCAATATTCTTATCATAATTCAAGTAGCAATAAAAACTGCTAACAAATAATTGTTGTTCAAAATCAGTAAAAAAATCTTTTATTTTATTTAATAATTTGTTATTATAAACATTTGATAATTTTGTAATTGGGTTCTGTTCAATCAAATCAACAATGTTCATTTCTAGCATTTTATATATAATATATTAAAATACTCTTTAAGTTATTTCTCGCTTTTAATTATTAAAAACGCTTTTTCAAAAGCAGTTTTACCATTTACTCTTTTTTACCGCAATTTTCGGTCCCTGACCACGTTTCTTCACATTACTTGGATCATATTGTTCCTCTTCATCATCATCATTTATTTGTTTTGATAATTCCCAGAATTCTTTTGAACCCAAACGGAAATCATTATGAGCATCAGCCTTATACCAAAATACTTGGTCTTGTAATTTATTTGACTTGGCATTATTATTTATCACTAAACATTCAAAATTCTCTGTACATTGATCCATCACCTGACAAAACGATTCCAATGTTGGAAACATACCCGCATAATTTTCATATATACGCTTTCTATTTGCTATATATGGTTCTCTTAAAATAAAGACGTAATCAATGTTAGTTCTTAGTGTTGGCGGAATACCTAAAGGATATTGCATTGTGATGAGCAACATTACCTTCCAGTGTCTACCGTTCATAAATAATAAACGCATCATTTTATCACGAGCCCAACTGTTATCATATAAACAATCGTCTAAAATAACAAATGTGCGTGGATCAATTGTAGTGCGTTTAAATTGTTCCATTTCTTTTTTAATTTGTTTTAATACACCCCGTTGACGTTTCAATATATTTTCAATAATAGCGGTATTATATTCATTATGTATAAACAATTTTGGAACTAATTTTCCATAAAATCCGTTTCCTTCTTCTGTTCCAGATATTACTGTTCCTATTGGAATATCTTGATGATAATATAATAAATCCCTTACTAAAAATGATTTACCTGTATCACGACGACCTATTAAAACACATACAGGACCTTTAGCTTCATTTGGCTTAAAACTAATACTTTTCATATCAAACCGCTTTAACTCTAAATTCATAATTAATTATACTATACATAAACAATTAATTTTATAAACGAATTTATCTGAATTTCTTAATTAATATATATTAAGGATTTAAGAAAATAATAAGTTAAATATATCTTTTATTTATATTTTTATTAGCTAATGAGTATTTCTGTAAATTATCAAAAACGTAAGAATACCAACCTTTTTAACAAGTTTCAAACTAACAAAAATATAAACTTATCTCAAGTCCAAAATTATATTCCTATTTATACTCGATTTTTCTCATTAAATAATACTAATTGGAATTCTATTAATTTAAATCATAAATGGGCTATAGCTGATATAAAAGAACATAAACCTAAAGATGATATTGATAATGTATTCATATGTAAACTTAAAAATATTTCTGATGACAGCGATGATTTTACTATTACACAAAAAGTTTTTATTAAAATGGCACCATTATTAGATCCATTTAAATATATAGTTGGAAAATACAATCATAATGATCCACAATTATTTAATTTACCATCTATAGATACATCTGTTAAAGTACATCCTAAAATATCTGAAATAAATAATTCGTCTTTTGTTGATGGATTTTTTTCATTTTTAACTAGCCAAATTTTAAACGAACATAATTTTATTCATGGAGTTGATTATTATGGCTCATTTTTAGCTATCAAAAATCAATATAAAATTAATATAATTGATGATTTAGATTATTTAATACAATCTGATTTTTTTAATAACCAAAAAAATATTTTATTTAAAGTAGATGATTATTCTCATTTAATTACACCAGAAGAAAATAAACCATTACAACCATTAAAAATATCTACCAGTTTAAAATCTAATTTATCTATTAAATCTTTAGATGATTCTATGTTTGAAAATATTTTTCAAGAAAGTATTTCTTTAAATGATGTAAAAACTATTGGAATTGATTTAGTTGATATTACTAATTCTGATGAATTTGATGTTCTTAATCAACATAAATCTAAAAGTCTAAAATCTGGTTCATCTTGTTCTTCAAGAACATCACATACAGATGAAAATGAAAATGATAATGATAATGATACAAAAGACGATATGGTATCTCCAATTAATTCAGAATCTGAAGAATGGGAAGATGATGATGATAATGATGATGATAATAGTAGTTTTATTTCAGCTGAAGAAGAAATATTAAATTTAACTTTTTCACAATTTCCGGTTCAAATTATTTGTATGGAATATTGTGAAAACACATTTGATAATTTAATAATTAGTGGAACTATGACTGATGAAGAATGGTTTTCGACATTAATGCAAATAATTATGATTCTTATTACATATCAAAAATTATTCTCATTTACACATAATGATTTACATACAAATAATATAATGTATATACCAACTAACAAAAAGTTTTTGTATTATACTTATAAAAAAAAGACTTATAAAGTCCCTACATTTGGTAAATTATTTAAAATTATTGATTTTGGTCGTGCTATATATAAATTTAACGGAAAATTATTTTGTAGTGATAGTTTTCAAACTGGAGGTGATGCAGCTACACAATATAATACTGAACCATATTATAATGATAAAAAACCACGTTTAGAACCAAATTTTAGTTTTGATTTATGTCGTTTAGCATGTTCTATTTTTGATTATATTGTAGAAGATTTTGATACAATTAAAACATTATCAGAATGTAGCCCTATAGTTCGTTTAATAGTTGAATGGTGTATTGATGATAATGGTATTAATGTATTATATAAAAATAATGGAATGGAAAGATATCCAGATTTTAAATTATATAAAATGATTTCTCGTTGTGTGCATAATCATACACCACAATCACAATTAGAACGAAAAGAATTTAATAAGTTTTTAATTCCTAATAAATCAATACCTAAAAATGAAAAAATAATGGATATAGATGAATTGCCAATATACGTGTAAATTAAATTATTATATTTCTATTATAATATAATAGAAATATGTCAGATTACGGATTTATTATTACAAGACATGTTAATTCGGAACAAACTAACAAATATTGGAATCAAAATGTTAAATTAATTAGAACATTTTATCCGTTGAAACAAATTATTATTATTGATGACAATAGTAATCAACAATTTGTTAGTTCAGACTATCCATATAAGAATATAACGGTTATACAATCAGAATATCCTGGTAGAGGCGAGTTGCTACCGTATATTTATTATTTAAAATATCAATGGTTTTCTAAAGCAATTATTATTCATGATAGTTTATTTATTCATAAAAAAATTCCATTTGAAAAATTTAATATGCCAGTATTGCCTTTATGGCATCATCCATATGATAGAGAAAATGTAAATAATAGTATAAGAATTGCTTCATATTTAAAAAATAATTATAAGCTTATTCAAAAACTTAATGGTAGTATAGTTCTTGGTTTAAATCATGATAAATTTAATTTATGTTTTGGTTGTCAATCTTTTATTCATCTTGATTTTTTAAAAAAAATACAAAATAAATATAATATTTTTTCATTAGTTAATGCTATTCATAATAGAAAAGATAGATGTTCATTTGAACGCATTATTGGTTTGTTGTTTTGTGAAGAATATTCGCAACTAAAAAAAATAAATTCGTTGTTTGGAGATATATTTAAAAATGATAAAGCATTTGAATATAATTATGAACAATATACAATAGATTTAAATCATGGTAAAGTCAGACATCCATTTGTTAAGGTATGGACTGGACGTTAAAATGGTGGATTATCTGTAAATGCTAATGGTTCTAATGGAATAACATTTTCATTTATAACTGGATTTAATTGTTCAACAATAAAATTACCAGTTACAACACTAACATAAACTAACAAAGAATCTCGAATTAGTAATTTTAATGGCTTTGGTTCTTCATCTATATATCGCATTTCCAAAAATTTAGCAATAAAAAAAATAACAGATATAATTCCTGCA